CGCCTCATAAGTGGGGGGCGACTATGACTGCCGAACTACACAACGCCCGCCTCGAATTCGAGGGCCCGGCCAACATCCTGCAGCGGGCTCTCGGCCGTGGCGGTGCGCCGGTCGATCTCGAGGCTGCGCGCGCGGCGCTGCCGGCCGTCCTCACCTCGCTGCAGAACAACAACAAGCTGCTCGACATCGCGACCTGGCCGCGCTTCACCGGGAAGAACGAGGACTACGCCTTCATCACCGAAGCAATGCAGCAGGCAATCGAGCGCGGCTACGGCGCGGATCTGCGGCAGTTCATCGAGGAGATCGAGCTCTGGGCACATTTGGTCAACGTGCCTGACGCCGAACGCTTCACCGCCGCAGCCAACGAAATCCTCTGGCGCGCGGGGCCGCGGCGGGCCACCGTGGAGGTGCCCTCATGACCATGGCTCGAAAAGAAAACGCCGGCGGCCACGTAGAGGACCCCGGCTTCGAGAAGAGCGGACTGGCAGGCCGCAACGCGCATCGTAGCGGCGGTCGACGGCAAGTTCAAGGAATGCGCGGCGACCGCAACCCCGGGCCGCCGGTTGATCCAGCGCGAGGCCGGCGATGACTCGCGGGCGCGGCAAGTCGTCCAAGAACTTGCTGTTGGTGGAGAAGGCCGCAGAGATCCTGGACGAGATCGCGCCGTCGACGGTGCGGTCAGTCTGCTATCAGCTGTTCATCCAGGGCGTCATCGACTCGATGTCGAAGGCGAACACCAACCGCGTGAGCTCGCAATTGGTCTGGGCGCGCGAAGAGGGGATCATCCCTTGGGAACACATCGTCGACGAGGCACGGCGGGCCGAGACGATCCCGGCCTGGGCGAACCCGAAGGAGATCATCGACTCTGCCGTCCGATCGTACCGGAAGGACTATTGGGCCGAGCAACCGGAATGGATCGAGGTCTGGTCCGAGAAGGGCACCGTCCGCGGGACGCTGGCACCGGTCCTCGACAAGTACGGCATCACCTTCCGCGTCATGCACGGCCACGGGTCGGCGACCGTCCTGCACGACGTCGCCGAGATGGCCGACGACTCCGACAAGTACCTGACCGTCCTGTACGTCGGGGATCGCGATCCCAGCGGGATGGACATGTCAGAGCGCGACCTGGTCAGCCGCCTCGCGCGATACGGGGACGGCGCCAGCATCGAGATCGTGCGCGTCGCGATCGCCGAATGCGACACGACGGCCGGAGTGCCGAGCTTCTCGACGCACGAGAAGACGAAGGACCCCAGATATCGCTGGTACCTGGACAACTACGGCGAGCGCTGCTGGGAGCTCGACGCGCTTTCCCCTGTCGTCCTTCGTGATCGCGTAGAAAGTGAAATTCGCGACCGGCTGGACCTCGACGCCTGGAACCATTCGATCGGCGTCGAGGCCGCCGAGATCGAATCCATGAAGACGTTCTTCGCCGGGTACCCCGGCATTTCTGGGCGGGCCTCGAAATGCTCGGAGACGCCGTCATGACCGAAGCCCGACGTGAAGATGCCGCGTCCGGCCAGGGTCCGCGGCATCGGTCACAACACCAAAGCGATCAGGAGGCGGAGCGTACACCCGACGGCGGCGCCGATCAATCCGAGGTCGACAACCGCGGGATACCGGCACGAGCCGCCCAGCGGATCGGCGAGCGCCAGGCGCCAGAGCGCTTTGCGGCCGCGATGGACTCGTATGCGAGCCAGATCGATGCCCTCGCACCGTGGCAGTTCGATGCCTTCATCAAGTCGATCAACGACAACGAGGGCAAGTATTCCGACCGCATCGTCGTCGCCACCGCGCTGACTTCCGCCCAAAGGACAAGGGAACCGCGGAGCAAGAAGGGCAACGGCCAGGCGGCACCCCACGAGGACTCAGCGCCGCCGGAGCTGCCGCAAGTCGCCACGGCGCTCGAACTGATGGAGCTCGACATGTCCCCGATCGCGTACCTGCGAGATCCATGGATCGGCGAGGGTCTGACAATAATGGCGGGCCGACCGAAGCTTGGGAAGACGACGCTGCTGCGCCAGAAGCTAGCCGCGGTCGCTGGCGGGAAACCTATGTTCGGCGCCGGAGGGCCCCAGGCCACCGCCGCGTTCCTCTGTCTCGAAGAGGGCGACCGCCTCGCGAGGAAGAAGTTCGATGCGGCTGGCTTCGATGATGCGACCCTCGCCAACATTCTCATCTACTTCACTTGGCGCCGCGGCAAGGATGGCGTGCTCGACCTGCATCGAATGTTGGACAAGTTCCCCAACGTACGCTACGTCGGCATCGACTCGCTGACGCGCTTCCGCGACATTCCCGACGCCCGGGCGCCGGCCTTCTCATGCGATTACGAAGCCGTGAGCTCACTGCACGCCGTGGCGAAGGCGCGGCCTGGCCTCGCGATCGAGGTCGTGCACCACACCCGCAAGGCCAAGTCCGACGATCCGCTCGACGACATCAGCGGCACCTACGGAGTGAGCGCCGCGGTGGATTCGTTCTGGGTGCTGCGCCACCACGAGGACGGCGCGGTGTTGCACATCGGCGGGCGCCTCTGGGAGAACGACGCCACGCAGTTTCAACTTCGGCGTGGGCGACAGGTATGGGAGCTCGCCGGCGAGTTCACCGGCGCGTCGACAACGCAGATCGAGACGCTCGACGTGCTGCGCAAGTCGAAGGGCATGACGCCGACCGAGGCGGCATCGGCGTTCAACATCAAGGTGCAGTCGGCGTTCGACCGTCTGAGTCGCCTGGTGTCAGCGGGGCTCGCCTACTCGAAGGGCGGCCGGTACTTCGCGAAGTCGTAGTGCATATACCCATCCTTATAGACCTGATGAAGATATGTACATGATGTAACGGATAGACCTTATGAGACTGATTTCGTAAGGCTCATAAGGTCATACATAGGACAAACCACATGATCGACGCTCTGCTCGCAGGCAAGCTCTTCGGCAAGGCCACCGAGCGCACCGGCCAATCTGGCAAGCCGTTCGTTACCTGCAATGTCCGGCTCGCCACCGAAGGCGGCCACGCGATCTTTGCCGGCGTCATCGCGTTTGCGGAAGGCCCGCGGACGGCGCTGCTCGCGCTTGCCGATGGCGACAGCGTCGCCCTGTCCGGCTCCCTGACGCCGAAGACCTACACCGACCGCGAAGGCAAGGTGCGCCCCGCGCTTGACGTTGTCGCGCACGCGGTCGTCACCGCGTATCACGTAAACCGGAGGCGGAAGGCAATGCTCGAGGAGCCGCTGACCTATGTCTAGCCCAGGTCGTCCGCATGTTGCAGCGCAGCGGGTCCCCATCAGCGATCCCGCAAGGCGGTCCCGGCGAGCCCGATCGCGCCCAAGCTGCAGAGCGTTCCCAGGCTTGATTGATAACGTCGCCGACCCAAGCCCTACGGCGCGCGGGCGCAGCTTGCGCGCAGCTTGCGCAGCTCGGCGAAGTGACGGGAGCACGAGGCCATGAAGCTCACCGTTCGCACCAACCTCGACGAGGTCCTCGCCGCGATCGACGCCGCCGCCGCCGCCATCGCCGACGTCGCCCTTCCGCGGGCGCTCAACAAGCTCGCCGACCAGGCGGCCGTTGCCGGCAAGCGTCGGGCGGCGGCGCTCTACAGGATCCGCCAGCGCGACCTCGAGCCATACATCCGGGTCGAGTCGGCAGCGCCTGGGCGCCTGTCCGCCGCGGTCGTGTCCGCCGGACGCGGATTGCCGGTGGCCCTGCTCGGTGCCCGCCAGACCCGCAAGGGCGTCAGCTTCAATCTCCACGGGCGCCAGGTGACGATCCCGCACGCCTTCCTCGGCCGCGGAGCCCTCGCCGGCAACGCCTGGGCGCGCGGCGCGTACACCTCGCGACGAGCCAACCTTCGGCCGAGCGGCCAGTCGTTCGGCAAGCTGCGTTTCGGTCGCGGTCGCCTGCCGGTCGAGCTGTTGCGCAGCGTCAGTGCGGCCGACGCAATGTCGAGCGTCGAGGTCATCGACGAGATGCAACGGCGGTTCGAGGAGCAGGCTGGCCGGGTGCTCGCGGCCGAGATCCGCTTCGCGCTGCGGGGTCGACGATGACGCGACGCAGCATCGCGGGTCCTTCCCGGCGAATCTCGGTCGCGCCGCGCGAGCAGCCCGAAGAAACCGAAGCCGGCCGGGGAAACCCGATTTCCTTCCTTCGGTCATTGAGGGGGTATCCAATTGAAATTGGTCAACAAACGGGACCTGGCGGAGTTGCTCGGGGTCACCGAGCGGACGCTGACGACCTGGCAGCGGCAGGGGCTGCCGATCCACGCCACCGGCGCCCGCGGACAGGGAAGCGCATACGACGTGCCGCAGGTGATCAGGTGGCTGATCGCCCGAAGGGTCCAGGAGGCGAAGCTCATCGGTCCGCGCGACCGGCTGGCGAACCTGCAGGCCGAGCGTATCGCGATCGACATCGCGGAGAAGCGTGGCGAACTCGCCCCGAGTGCCCAGTTCCGCGACGCCTGGCGCACCTTGGTCGTCGAAGCGCGCCAAGCCTTGCTCGCGCTACCGGAGGCGCTGATACCGAAGCTGCGGTTCGCGCGCGATCCGGACGCGATGCACGAGATCCTGACCGCGGCACTCACCAAGGTGCTGCATGAGCTCGCCGGCGAACAACGCGAAAGCGAAGCAAAGCCCCGTGGTCCGCGGGCTCATTCGCGAGGTGCGCGCGCTGTGGGCGCCGCCGCCGGAGATCCTGCCCTCGGTGTGGGCAGAGGAAAACATCCGGCTGCCGGAGGGCTCGCCGATGCCGGGGAGGTTCCGGTTTGAAGTCACGCCCTACTGGGTGGAGCCCATCAATGAGGCGGTCAGACGCGGCACGCGTCGAATTGTCTGTCGCAAGAGCGCACAAGTCGGCTGGAGCGTGGGCGTGGTCATGAACCTTGTTCTCTACGTCGTCGACGTGAGGCCCTGTCCTGTTGTGTTGCTCCTCCCGCGCGAGCAGTCGGCGGTCGACTTCAACGACGAGAAGATCGAGCCGGCGATCGAAGCGAACCCGCGGCTCGCCGAAAAGATCGATTTGACCAGCCGGGCCGCGGGGAATCGGAAGCGCTTCAAGAAGTTCCCCGGCGGTTTTATGAAGCTGCTGGGATCGAACGCGCCGCCCGCCGTGAAGTCCACCACTGCGCGGTTGGTCATCGTCGAAGAGCCCGACGACTGCAACCTCAACGTCCGCGGCCAGGGCGACTCGATCAAGCTCGCCGAGGAACGCGCCAAGGCCTATCGCGACGCACTGATCGTGATCGGTGGTACGCCGACCATTGCCGGCGTTTCGGCGATCGATGCCGAGATCGCCAAGACCGACCGGCGCTTGTTCCACGTCCCCTGCCACCACTGCGGCGACGCGCGGCCGCTGGTCTGGGAGAACGTCCGCTGGGACAAGGACGAGACCAATCCGCACCCGGTATGGGGCAAGCACCATCCCGAAACCGCGCATTACGCCTGCCCCTCGTGTGGCGGACTGTGGACTGACGTCGAGCGGCTGCGCAATGTCCGCGGCGGATGGTGGGTCGCCACGGCGCCCTTCACCGGCGCGGCCGGCTTCGATGGATTGAACGAGCTCTATTCGCCATTCCCCGGGTCCACGATGCCGCGCGTCGTCGAGAAGTTTCTCGACGCTTCGCGCGCCTTCAACGCCGGCAACGCCGAGAAGCTGATCGCGTTCCACAACTCCTCGCTCGGACGCTCCTACGAGTACCGCGCCGACCTGCCGCCGCTCGCCGATCTCGAAGCGCGCGCCGAGGACTACCCGGAATGGTCGGTACCGGTTGGCGGTCTCGTGCTCGTGCTGGGGATCGATGTCCAGCACGATCGCCTCGCGCTTACCCTGTGGGCCTACGGCCGCGACATGGAATCCTGGCTCATCTACTGGGGCGAAGAATACGGCCACCCGCCGAACAAGGAAGATGCGATCTGGTCGGCGCTCGACCGCATCGTCGACCGCCAGGTCGAGCACGTCAACGGTGCGAAGCTGCAGATATCTGCGGTTTCGATCGACAGCTCAGACGGCCAGAGCGCTGACGCTGTCTACGACTGGGTGCGGCGGCACCGCCGCGGACGCTGCAACGTCATGCCGATCAAGGGGCGGTCGAAGGGTGACGGCGAAATCTTCTCGGCACCGCCGGCGCACAGCATCGATCACGCCTACAACACCAAGGCGTCGCGCTACGGGCTCAAGGTCTACTCGGTCGGTACCGAGCGCGCCAAGGACCTGATCCTCGGCTTCACCGCCGACGGCGGGCGTATCAAGCGCTGCGATCGCGACGCCGAGGGCAACGTCAAGACTGGTCGCGGGCCTGGGCGAATGCACTGGTACCAGGGCGTGCGGCCCGACTTCTACGAGCAGCTCGCCGATTCCGAGGTGAAGGCGCCGAGCGCGAAGGCCGGCGGGCGCAAGGTGTGGACCCTGAAAGCCGGGCGACGCAACGAGGCGCTCGACTGCACCGTGTACGCCGAGCACGCAGCGCGCGCGCTGCGCCTGCACCTCTTCAACGACGCCGACTGGCGGCGCCTCGAGCGCGACATCGGCACTAACAAGCGGGGTGAAGAGCACCACGGCCTGCTTCCCTCCGGCGGCCGCTTCATGCCGTCGCCGGCAGTGACGTTGCCGACGGTGCACGACGGCGCCGGCTTCCCAATCATTCCGGCGAGGACCTCGTGAAGACACCATCGGGATACGTGACGCGCGCACGGTACGACCACCTGAGCGATGAACTCGTGGCCGCTGCGCGCGCGATTGGCGACCGCTTCGTCGAGCGCGCTGCGCCACGGATTGCCGCCGCTCCCCCGAATTCGCCCCTACGTCGGCGCATCCTCGAAGAGGAGGTCGCCGCGACGTCGCGCGAGATCGACGCGCTGCAGCGCCAGTTCCTCGAACAACTTGAAGCACCGGAGCACTGATCGATGAATCGATCGCGCAAGAAAGCCCGCCGTCGCGAGCGCTCCCGCGAGCGCCGGCGCCAACCGCCAACGCCGCCCCCGATCGAGGACGGCGACGGCCCACCTCTCACCGGAGAAACCTCATGAACGATCAAACCCGCTTCTCCCCCTCGGCCGCCTGGCTGGGGGCCTTCCTCGCCACCGGAGCCGCCAGCGAGCGCGAGCTCGAGCGCCATGCGGCGGCGGCGGGCCATTCGACGGTCGACCTGCGCAGCGCCTTCGTCGCCATCGGCGCCGAGATCTCCGACCAAGGCCTCTGGCGGCTGAGCGCCGACCAGCGGCAGTTCTGGCGCCGGCACGCGATGCTCAGTAGCGCCCCGCCGGTGGCCAACGGCGCACCAGCGCAACCGGCGCCGCCGCCGGCCCGCGCGAGCGAGAAGGACTTGCGCATCGCCACCTATCTCGAGCGCTATAGGATCGAAGCGATCCTGACTTCGCCGCAGGCGATCGGTCGAACGGCGCTGGCGCACCAGCTCGCCTTTCACAGCGACGAGCCGGCCGAGGCGGCGATCCGCGCGCTGGCACAAACCGCGACCGGCGCGACGCCGGCCCTGGCGGCCAAGGCGCCGTCCGCGCCGCATGGTCACGCTCAGCAAGGTCGCGCGGGTCTGTTCGAGCGCCGGCGCCGGGATGCGGGCCACGGTCAGGGCGCCGCCCCGGGCGAGGGCGCGGCCGGCTCGCTCTTCCATCGCCGCCGCGAACAGGCGGGGCACGCAACTCCCGGCGCCATCCCGCCGACCCCGCGGCATCGCCCGACAACGCGCCCGACCGAGGCAACGGCCGACGCGCTATTCACCTCCCGGCGCAAGCAGGCCGGGCACGGCTGACGCGCGCCGCGAGCGTCATCACGACGACATGGACGACGATTCGGTAGCCCTGGCGCTGAAGCTCGGCGAGGACGGGCGCCGGT